GAGTTATTATAATCTGATATAACATAAAGGTCATCTTCTAGTGTACCTTGTGCTGGTTTTTTATAATAATAACGGTGACAATCATGTTCTTGTTCGTGAAATGGGCGTCTTTCAAATGGTGTTGCAGTATCGCCAATTTCTAATTGAATATCTGCAAAATCAAAATTACCACTTTGATTTCCTAAACTACTACTACGAGCACTATAAGTAGAACCAGCACTCATCCACATATATAATTCTAGAAAACTTGTATGACTAGGGCCGAGTGTTTTACCAGCAATTGAATCAATCGTAGTTGTAACTGTGTATCTTGCCCAAGATGTTGTAAGAGTAACTAGTTGTCCAGCATCACCAGTTTGAGTACTAGTTGCCCTACTGCTACCACTAGTACCAAACTCTTGATTAAATTCTATTGCAACTTTATTACCATTTACTGAACTTTTTGCATAAAATGAAAGAGTAACTTCTTGACCAGCACAAGTCTTAACATCTTCTATATGTTGTGCAAGGATGGAGTAATCACCATTACCACTATTAGATGCTAAAATATTTCTCATAAAATATGTTGGTTCGCCAGGAACATCAGTTTGTCCATGAGTGAATGATTGTTGGTCTTGAGTGGTTGTTACTCCACTTACAAAATATTTGAATCTATCTGTTTTTCCATAAGCATTATTTCCTGCTGTTGCACCACCAGAACCTTTTTGAAAAACTTGAAAGTCGCCGTTGATAAGTTTATTCCTACGACCTAAATTGACAGATGCTGGAACAACTTGATTATCTACTGTTTGTATTTTACTTAATGGCATTATGGTTTCTCCGGCCACTTAACATCTTCAAGTGACTTATAATCTTTTGTAATATCACGAAGTGACTGTCTATATGTTTTCCATGCATCATCGTTTGACAAAGTAATATCTCTATTCTGTGTCCAATCTGATTGTGCAAGTCTCATATCACGAATCTCACGAAGAGATTGTAAATCTAATGAAGGTTTATCTTCTTTTTCATATCTGTTCCATTCAGTTGCAATAACCTCTTTCTCAGATTGACTGAGTTTTTTATCTGGTGTATCCCCAACATCTTTCCATGTGTATGTCATATTCTCATCCTATCCCTATGCAGTCTTTAGTCCATAAAGACTAACTTTTGCATAACAGTTACCAGTTTCTGCTTTAAATTGTGCTCCATAGGTTCTTCCAGCAGATGTTGGATTACCAGACGCAATTTCTCTGTAATAATTAGATGGGTCACGACCACCAGCGTCAGTCAAAAAAATTGTTCTTTTATCAGAATCGTATGGATGTGCAACTTGTATTCTTGCAGTGATTGGGTCATCTACCGCCCCACCTATATTAAGATAACTTCTCCAAACACCTAAGTTAGTTGCATTTGCAGCTCCACTACCAGCACTACCAGATTCAAAAATACTCCTATAACGTATACACTCTGTATTTGATACAGAGAATGAACTACCATCTTGTGAAGGTAAAACTCTAAAATCACGACCAGTAGCAGCGTTATATGCATAGTGAACAACAAACTCATACATATCAAAGGTGTTATCAAATGTTACACCATTACTTCCATGTAGAAAATCAACGGATGAAACATTTGAACCTTCTATAGTTTTGATGTGTTGATATGCAGAAGTTGCCGCTGGAACTGTAAGTGAACCACTAAATGTATGGTTAGTTGAAATTGTTGAAGCAATCTTTGCACCAGTAACAGCATTATTTTGAATTATACCTGTACCAACAGAATTTGACTGAGGTGCAATAGAACTCTGTACTGTACCTTGAACGTGCAACACATAGAAGTTCAGTCCAGATGCAACCGCTTCTGACATAGTAAGAGTTGTTCCACTGACACTATAAGCATCTGTAGGTTCTTGGCGAACATTACCTACATAAACTTCAATGTCGTTTGCACTAGCAGCAGACTTACTAAGAGTAAACGCCGTAGTTGAACCATTAGGTGTAAAGTTATCCTTTACTACCGAATTTGCAAAACCCTGTTGTGGTTGATTACCTAAGAATGGCATACTAAGTTACCCCTATGTCTTTTCCATAATTCCAAGAACTACGTCAAGTGAAGAAGCAGTTCCCGCTTGTACCTTGAGGATATCTGATGCCTCCAAAATATATTTTTGTCCAGCAAAAAATTCCAGTGTCGTGTTGCCTGGAATACTAACATCTTCCAATAATTGGTGTGTAGTACTTGCTGATGAATCTGTGAATTGTACTTTGACTGTGACTGCGTTACCTGTTTTGTTCGCAATCGCCATTCCAAGAACAACAACTTGTGTTGAAGATGGAGCGGTGTACAAAGTTGCATAGGCAGCATGATTTACGTTTGCCAGTGCTGCATTTTTGAATGTGTTCGCCATTTTGTTTCCCTATATTATCCTAAAGCAATCGCCAGTGCGGTTGCGTCATCTTCTGGATCAAAGTCTAGTTTTACTTTACTGATTGATCCATTCGCAACAGTATTTAGTGTGTTCACACCATTCAATTGGATTACTTGAATGTTATTTGTTCCAGATGGTGGAGCAGAAGTAAATGTAATTGTTGCACCACTAACAGTGTATGCATATGAAGAACCGTATCTTTGAAATACGTTATCAATGAATACAACATAGTTGTGAGCGTTATTTGCAGCAGGGGTTCTTGTCAAAGTAAATGCAGTTGCAGAACCATTTCCGTTAAACTCATCTATGTGTGTCGATGAAGTAGCGGACGTTGCAGTAAGAATCTCATTACCAAGATAGACGATAGATACTCTACCACCGTTATCTGGTGCTTCTGAAAAAGTAATCTTTGGTTGTCCAGAGACAAGATTCGTTGAGTATGAATATTCTGGTTCTTGAACGACACCATCCAGTACAACCAACAAAGAAGTTGGCACTGCCATGTGATCAAGATTGAACTGTGTGGTTGTACCATCACCCGCCAATACTTGTCTGTCAAACACACCGTAGGTTGGTGCTGCTCCTATATATGCCATTTAGTTTCTACCTTTAATTTCCATTACTATTTAGTCTGCATCTTCAATTGTTAAGTCGCCCGCATCCACTTGTCTTAAAATTTCTGCATAATCTGAATTGCTTGTGTTCATTGGTATCGTCCATTGAACGCCGTCTATTTCGGCAACAATATGAGTATTCTTTTTATCTGGATTATCCAATGGAGCCCTTTGGTATTTTGCGTTTTTAATTTCAATCTTTTGCATTTTTATATCTCCGCTGCGCCTGCAATGCCGGAAACCGAACTGTAATTTTTGCCTGAATGGTAAATATACCCACCGTTGGTATTAATAGGGTAAAGTGCTGCGCCAGCGCCGTTTCCAGAAGCAGTAAGAGTTGGTTGAACACGTTTTTTTACTGTCCAGTAAAAATTCTGTAAAGACTGATTAGAGTAATCTACTGGGTACACATTTGTGTCACAAACTTCATAATAGCGTTGACATCTTGCAAGATTAACAGTACCATCAGTTGTCTCAAATGGAGTTGCGTGTTCGCCAATTTCTAATTGAGCACGTTCTACTTGAAAGTTGTTGTTTGCATCTGTTCCAGATGTACCAGTATGATTAATATTTACACCAATAACTCTTATGTTTTGAGCACACACAGTACTTGTGGTACAAGTAAATCTTTGTAGACTTGTAGTAAGAGAACTTGTGATATCTTCTGTTACCAAAACTTGTCTTGTACCAGTATTAATAGAACCCTCTGCATCTGTTCTTGTTACAATCTGTAATGTTAAACTACCAGTAAATGCAGAACCCTTTTTAACATCAACAGAGAATGTTACCTTTTTACCTCTACATTGAGCAGCATCTCTTGTTTCAAGAGTTTGTGCGATTGAACTAAAAGTATTTGCTGTACCATCATTGTGTGCAACTCTTAGTGCAAATCTTCCAGAGTTATGGGTTGCATTCTCTGCTTGTTGTTGAGTTAAGGCGTGTTGATTACCCCAACCATACCATCTATCACAAGTGTATG